TCATCAGGTGCCAGCCTTCGCCTTTGTTCTCGCAGACCGCACGGGCTCTGTCAAAGTTCAGACTTGCGGCAGGGTCGACACCGCCCAGAGAATAGGCTCTGTCGTTGTTAATCATGTTCAGATATTTGCTGATGTAGATTTCGTCCACTTCATGGCCATTGACGATGAACGCCGGATGGATGGCCGTGCTTTCACCCATGCCCAGCTGTGCATAGGTCATCTTCGGGATCTTCACCATGATGGACGGCATGCCTTTATCATCGTATAAAATCTCGTTGCCGGGGCAGCAGCCCTGTACTGCAAGTGCGGATAAATCAAAGTTACTCATGTTACGACCTCCTTATACCAATGCCCACAGGGTGAGCGTTACTTTGTCCATGTCCAGCGGCAGCGGTTCGGGTTCTTCCCCTTCACTGTACTCAATTGCCGGAATGTCAATCTGCGCTACAAATGCCCATGCGTCCTGCGTGCCAGTAATCAGCTGGCGAGCCTTGTTGTAGCAGATGTCGATATGCACCGGTTCTTCTCTCTGACGCTTAGCCAGGTTCAACATCAAATCATCGTCAAAGGTAATCTTCGTACCATTGACCTCATAAGGAATTTTCGGGCCTTCGTTAATCTCAATGATATTCATGCTTCAAATCCTCCTATTACCACATATTTTACGGACACAGTAGATGCGCTTCCAGTGTAGGCAATCTTGAATCCGTTTACCAGCTTCTCGCTGATTTCTACTTCGCCCACATTCCCGGAGAATGTGGTCACTTCTGCCATCACAACATAGTTGGTCGTGTTCCTTGTCTTGGCCAAGGAGACACTCTTCTTGGAATTGTTGAACGGGAACGCCAAAGAATTCGTCATGGTTGTGGTGCCGATCTCAAAGGAATCGTGGTCGGTTATCCATTTTTCGATAGCATCCACGTCCCACCGCATCTGCCGGGCAAAGTTTAACAGAACAGCCAGGCTGATGTGAGCATCAAAAATACCACATTCCATGTTGTTGAAATTGGTTTGGTCCTGCGGCGTGCCCTGCTGCATAACTTCCCCTGCCGGGGTTATAGTGTAGGTTTCATCATTGTTCTTGTGGATATAGAACACATTAGACGGGCTCGTCACATGGTCCTTCCACGGAGTAGGGTTGTACATTCTTAACTTGCCTCCTCTCGGATAGTAAAGTCAAACCAGAACAAGATTCCGGTTTGTCCCGGTGTAAGAGTGATATTGCAGTCCTGATGCGCCCACAGTTCCGCATCGTTGTTATACAGTTCCACTCTGTTCACTGTAATCGAACTCCCACCGGAGTTCACATTAAGCTGCGCCCGTACCGTGCCGCTCGGCAAAATCTGCATGTCAGACAAGTATGTCTTGTACCAAGTGCCGCCCACACGATAGCGTGCGTAATTGATTCTGCGTTTGATAAACTTACGCAAATCAATGAAGCCAGCTGTGTCAAGCATATTGCTTATCCTCCTTCCTTAAAATAAACTGCCAGGAGTGCTGCCGCAGAACCTGGCACTATACGATATATCACCGGTGGCCGTATTCGCCGTGATACCACTACCATCACCGCTCTCCGGGAACGTGCCGGACACGATTTCATTTGTGTGTGGGTTCCGATAGAGCATGTTGCCTTCCGCCGTTTCCACGGCAATGTCACCTTCGCTGACGCTTCCTTCCATTCTCGGTTCGGGGAACGTTCCGGAAACCAGTTCATCGGTAAAAGGATTACGATATAAAAGCCCGCCTTTTTCCGTCTCAACAACCAAGGCCTCATCTTTGATTTCGCCTCTCGTCCGGCGGTATGGGAATGTACCAGCCACCAACTCATTTGTGAACGGATTCCTGTACAGTATGCCGCCCTTGTGCGTCTCGACCACCAGATCGTGGTCTTCAATGCTTCCATAGCGGCGCCGGTACGGATAGGTGCCGCATACCCGGCCCCAATAGGCGGCATAGCCGAAGTGTGTACCCACAACAATGTCATGGGGAACGTGGTAATAAATTCCTTCCAACCAGCTGCGGTAACTCTTGTAGGCATCTATCAACTGAACAACTTCTCCGATAGACAGAGGCGGAGCAGGGTCCTGCGCCCGGAGCAATATCCGGAAGTAGTATGGGTCGCCACCATACTCGAACCACTCTTCAATGACGGCGTACTGGTAACATGTCTTGACGACTTCTTGTACGACGGCCGGCGTGCCTTTTATCCTGTGTCGCTCGATGGCGGAACGTATCAACGTGCGTTTCGTTTCCAGCGGATAATTGTCCCGGTAAAAATCAACATGATACTGCCAGGCCAGTTCATCCAGCAGAGCCTCCGACAATTCGTCCAAGCGTGGCAGCAACAGCACGTTCAGAATGTCACCATAGGCAGTGTCAAACTTCGGCTGGATGGCATCGCAAATGCTTTGGACTTCCTTGTCATTCTTGATGCTTTCCGGCAGTGTCTGTTTGATGGTCGAATCGTCATAGAGGTTAAGCATCTTCCGTACCTCCATACTGAACTGTTATCGTGTTTGCCACGCCTACATGCGTCATGTCCAACACAGTAAAGGACGGGCTGGTCACTGTCACACGCTTTGCTCCGGCATCCACAATCATCTGCACCAGTTTGCTCGGGTTGATATCCCTGCCGATTTTCGTTTTCGTCCATGTCACAAACTCATTCACCGCATCCGTTACCCTATTCTGAATGGCGGTCTGTTGCGCAATGTCCTCCGTGTTGATGTAGTAAGTCACGTTCACGTTGTAGCTTGTGACTACCGGAGCCTGTACTGTCACATGGTCTGTCAACGGCCTGATCTTCCGGTCATTTACCGCAGCATCTACAATGGCCAGCATTTCTTCTCCGGGAATCGCTCCGCCTTCCAACAGAACACGAATGTCAATTTCGCCCGGGGCGGGAGAGCTTACTGCGACGTCGGAAACGAGCGCAGAGGCGTGTTTCGCATAGTACTCATAGGCACCTATAGGCCCGGCAACGGAGAAGCTCTCCGGGGCGATATGGATGGCTTCCCGGTAGCTGGCGTCCTCTTCGATTCCTGCGCCGCCTTCTGATTTCGTGAGGTTGGTCACGCTGGCCACATACGGCACCGGGTCAACCAGTGTTTTAATCTGGCCTGCGACGAATCCATTCCCGGCGGTCCCTGCTTCGGTACAGGTTGCCGACCCGTCGGCATACTGGCTTCCGGCAGGAATGACCACCGAATTATCCAGGGCAAAGAACACTTTGCCGTCTGCGGTGAACCGGGTACCGGCATCCACCGTCACGTTTGTCCCCATGACAGCCGACAGCGTAATCCTCATGGTCGTTTGTGCAGATGTGGCAGGAATACGTTCCACGCCTAAGAGTGCGCCCAGATGGTCCAGATTGTCGCCTTCGGCATACCGGAGCAGGTTCTGTTTACCCGTCTTGTTCAGCCGGTTCATCAGCAGGACGATGATGTTGGTGATGGCCAATAAAAATAACCGCACAGGGTCGCCACGCTGTAGCGTTCTGCCGGTTACGGTTTCATATTCGTGGATGATTTCAGCTTCCAACGTAGCCGCATCCACTTCCACAAAATTGATATCAGGCAATTGATTCAGTGTCATTAATCTTCACCCGCACTTTCGGTCTTAAAATTCCATCAATGGTCGCTTCCCAGTCGATGTTGGTCACCGCCGCCCGGGGCTCGTTCCGTGCGATGGCCAGAATGATTTCCGAAGCCATCTTTGCTTTGGCGACTTCCATCGGCGCATCCAAATAGCTGGCGTCTATGCCAAAATCCCGGTCAAGCGGCACGGAGTATTTGGTAGTCACCAATAGGCAGCGGATGTTCTGCAAGATTTCTTCCGCTTCCGTCGCCGGGGCAAAGTCTATCGGGGGCATGTTTCCGACAGTCAGTTCATACGTTGCCATATCAGATCAGCCTCCCTGTGTATTCCTTGAGTGTGACATTGACGTCCACGATATAGATGTTTCCACCGGCCCAGTGCTTCACCGGCTCACTGATACTTTTCAGCACCCACAAGCCGGTACTCATGCCGAACGGCCTTTTCTTGATAAGCGACATGATGGCGTCGCCAATGACTTTGGAGCCGAGCACCAGGGGGAACGC